TTATAACTTATCTAAGTTAGAGTCGAGCTGTTGCTCGGCTTTTTTTGTTACATGTAAATAAATATCTTTTGTTGTAGTTGCATCTTTATGGCCTACTCGGTTTTGGATTAAGTAAAGAGGAACACCCAATTCAGCGAGTTTTGAAATGTGAGTATGGCGGAATGTGTGAACAGTGGTTATTTTTTGAATATCAAGCTCTTTTTTTGCTTCACGAAGCCAATCGTTGAGGGTAGTATTGTTCATTGGATACCCATATCTTACAGAGGAAAAAATAAATTGAGTTCCATTAGCTTCTTTTTCTTCGTCATGTATAATTTCTAAAGCTCTTTTAGAAAGAGTAACATCACGATTACTTTTAGCCGTTTTTGGAGAAGGCTGTTTCTTTTTATTAACTAAGGTGCTATTAATTACGGCTACCTGTTTTCCATCTTTTTCTATTATGTCATTAGAAATTAAAGCAGCAGCTTCACCGAAGCGCAAACCGGTTTGATAAAGAAACTCACAGAAACGCCCATAATGTGGGGAGCGTTTATACATATATTTTAAAATCTTATTTAACTCTTCTTCATCAAAGTATTTCTCTTCAATCTTGTCAGCCGCACTGGATTTCTTATAGTTAACATCGGCGTCTTTAATTGGATTGATTTTAATATAATTATGTTTTTTTGCATATCGAAGTAAATTTCCTAGAGTGCCTTTAAATTTTTGAACTGATGAATTTTTGTAGTTCTTTTTGTAGATGAGATCGTCTAAATAATTTGATAATAAAACTGGTTTGATGTTAGCGACTAAAACATCTTCACCAAGTGTCTTTCTAATGATTGTTGCACGGCTTTTATTATTAATATAAGTGTGTTCTTTAACCATAGTTTTATAAATAGGTAGCCATTCATCGATTAGTTCTCCTAAAGTAACGCCCTTTTTAATAGTTCCATCGTCGACATGCCTTAGTTTGTGCTCTATTTTTGATTCTAGAGCTATCTGAGCCTTTCTACGAGTTGTATTGGTGTTCTTATCATAAGTGACAGAAACTTTCTTATACTTACCTGTGAGAGGATCTTTATATTGTTCTCTAAATTTGATTCTGCCATCTTTTGTTGTTTCAGCCCACATTATTAATCTTCTCCAATCTCCATCATACTTACAGATTCTTCTAAATCATCAAGAATTTCATTGGTTTCGATGAAAGCAATCCATTCTTGGCTAGAGGTGTTTCTGTTGGCCTTCATCCCTTTATATAGCTTATCGTAAACATTCCCAATAAAATCATCAGTGAATTTATCAACAGTGCGTTCAATCTTAGCTTCGTTCCATCGTTTAGCAGGTTGGCGCTTTTTATTTTTAGCTTCTTGCTCTGTTCGTACCTTATCTTTAAAAATAGTAATGGCAGAGGAGTTAGCATCGATATATTCAAGCAGTTCGTTTTTGTTCATAATCTGTTTCCCTTTCCGTACGTATGTTCTTTTGTGGCGCTTTTTAAACCGGTCGATTTTGACCGGTTTCTACAATTGATTTATTCAATATCTTTATATGCGTCATCCACATCAGAAACTAAAGTATCTAGTTTATCTGAATAGCTATTTAAAGAACCACTGGGATCACTAACATAATTGATTAAACTATTAAGACGTTTATAGGCTTTGTTATAAGCACCATAATCATATTCACCAGTGTCATAGTCATTCATTGTATCTAAGTATTTTTTTAGCTTGTGTATATTGGTAGTTGAATTATCAATATTTTCTTGATTATCAACTAATGCTTCTTCGACTATTGAAGTTATATCAGCTTCTTCATCATCGGCTGCAGCATCAACAATTCCTTTTGCCCAAGAATCTTTAATACTATTACCCGACTCTTCAATATCATCGTAAGTTGCTTTATACAATTTAGTAAATTTTTCTGCATTATCAGCAAATTCATCGTCAGCAGCTTCAATCGTCTGGTTGATATCGTACTGATGATAACCGCCGTACCCGAACGAGGCAACAGCTACTAAAACTGAAATAAGAATAGCGATTTTATTTATTTTAGCTGTACCTTTCTTCTTAAATAATGCAATGGTAAAGCCCAGGAGAATTAGGACGGCCACACCACCAATTCCATATAAAACGTATGACAATGTATACATATAAACTCCTCCAATTAATCAGCTTTTAGTGTCGATCAGTTATTGGACATAGTGCTAATTATCAAACTTTGGAATGTACCTTAACAAATCTTCATCGATTCCAAGATAATAAATAAGTTGTGACTTTGTGAGACGCTTTATTTCTTCCAGATCATGCATATCAAGTAATAATTTCATAGCTAATTCATTTGCTTCGTTTTCTATCTTAGGTACAAAACGACCAGCCCCGATACGGCGATAATATGGCGTGCTTGATCCTCCGTGCAATACTAGGTGGCTAAATTCATGCAAAATAACAAAGTCAAGATAATGTTCATCCCAATCGCTATTGACAACAACTGTTGAATAGCGGTTATTTGCTATTGTAAAACCACCGGTATTATCAATTAGCGGCATCATCAGCAAATCGATATTAGCTTCTTTTAATAACTCTTGAGGAGATGTGAGCGTATATTTGCGTTTTATTTCTTCATAATTCTTTTCTATAAACGGACACATAAGAAAGACCACCTAACTAATTACGATACTTTTTAGGAGTGAAATTCTTCTTCGCTTTTCGCTTGTTCATTTCCATAGCAGTCTGAACAGCAATAAGTAATCTTTCTTTTTGTTCCTCAGTAGCAGGTTCTCCATAGAAGTTAAGGTTTTCTCCGGATTCAATACCTTCCATTAATTTTTCCGCTTGTAATGCGATATCTTTCTTTTCTTTGTCTGTTAGTTCATAGTAGGGTTCTTTCTTTTCATTAGAACGGCCAAGTAGGTAATCAGTTGATACGTTGAAAGCAGAAGCTAATTCATCTAGTTCTGCACTTGATAGTTTTCGAACACCTTTTTCAACTTTGTTAAGAGCAGTGTTATTCATATTAATACGGCGAGCAAGCTCAGCTTGACTCCATCCTCGTTCTTCTCTTAATCGTATTATATTATTTCGTAAAATGTCATCACTCAAAAGGATGGCCTCCTTTGCTATTGCGTTTTACGCAATAAGTATATCTTATTTCGCAATGATTTTTAATATATTTTGCGAAATTAGTAATAAAAGTGTTGACATTGCGAAAATAGCAATGTAATATAATAAGCGTAAATTGATTGCGTTTATCGCAATGGAAAGGAGTTGCATAATGCCCGGTACAATAAATCTATCTTTAATAAAGAAACTTCGTATAGACAAGGGATTTACTTATGGTGATATGGCGAAGGCACTAGGATTAAAAGAAGCTGAAAAATACTACCGCCGTGAACAGGGGAAATATAGATTTCAAGCTACTGAATTACCACCTTTAGCAAAAAAGTTAGGTATTTCTATTGAAAAAATTTTTAAATGATTTATTGCGATTATCGAAATAAAGTAAAGGGTGATATCTATGAACGAACCACAACTATTAAATTTTCACGGAGAGCCAGCTTTAGATAGTCGTGAAGTTGCCAAAATGATTGGTAAACGTCATGGACATCTAATGCGTGATATTCGCTGTTATATCAACGATATGGAGGAGAGTCCAAAAATGGATTCTCGCCAATTCTTCATCGAGAGCAACTATGAATCCAGTCAAGGAAAACTTTTGCCTTGCTACTTACTAACCAAGATGGGTTGCGAATTCGTAGCTAACAAAATGACTGGTAAGAAGGGCACATTATTTACAGCTCAGTACGTGTCACTTTTCAATGAATATCAAGAAGAACATAAAGCGATTGACGCTCATATGATTTCTGATGAAATTGCATTGCGGAATCGAGAATTGAGTTTCAAAGAACGATGGTTAGGAGAAATGGAAGCTCAAAATGCTAATAAGCGCGCTGAGCTGCTAATTAAGTTAGCTAATCATTCAACAAAGGCACCGCTACGAAACGATTTATTGAATGAAGCAATGAATCAATTGATGTTGCCTGTTGTAGGTGAAAAAGCATTTCCGGCTGGTGTTATCGCTGATGAATTAGGTGTTAGTGCTTATACGATTGGAATATGGGGACAGCGCTTAGGTCTTAAAGCACCTAAGGGAATGGCGAACCGTTTCGGATATTGGAAAGATAATCGCTATTACTATAACGAATTGGCGGTTCAGAGCTTCTATGAACATCAGGCGGCGATTGTTGATGATGAGTTTTAGGAGATGAGAAAAGGAGTTGATTAGATGTCCGAGTCTACTGTCATCGTTACAAGTGAGAAAGAAATTCAAAAAATAGTTAATAATGCTTTGCAAAGATTTACTAATGAAGTTGTTGTTCCATTACTAAATCGAACACAACAGGATGCTAATGGTTTAAGAAAATACAAGGATGTTGTTGATGAGGGACGTTATGGCTCTAGAGCTTTCTTGGATAGTTTGCGAAGGAGTATGTCTGTTAAAGAAGAACAGCGTATTTTCCCTAAAAAAGAAGGAATGCTCTATGTGGTTGTACCTGATTTAGAAGACTACTTAGCAGGGAGAAAGTTGAGGCATGAAACTATGATAAAACTCGATCCACGCTTGAGAGGTGTGATGTGATGCTAAGACTATTAATTCCCTGGGCAGTAATTATTGTGATTTTTCTTGTCTGCACTGGATGCCACGTTCTCAGGGGCGATCAGTTATTGAAAGAGAAATATCAAAAGAAGCATTAGAGAGGTATGAATGATGAGTACGAAGAAATTAAACAAGTTTGTTGATTTATCGAAGAAGTTAGTTAACTTCAATGATTATTCAGTCGAGGAACAAGAAGAGTTCATTAGCAATGCGATTGCAATTTATCGCAATAACAACTTAGGAAGTTCAGCAATTACTACTCAAGTTGCTAGATTCTTTTTGTTTCTAGTTGATCCAAGAATGGAAGTTACAGTACGAAAAGCGGTGAGCGAATGAGTAAACTAACTGATTATTTACGCAAAAGACGAAAAGAACTAGGGATGACACAATTTCAGTTATCACAATTACTTAATCTTTCTGATGGTGCAGTAGCCAAATACGAAACAGAAGCTCGCATACCGGGATTAGAAGTTCTATTGAAGTATTCACGTGTCTATCACGTAAGTATTTACAAACTTGTGGACTTACGAATTGAAGATATTAAAGGAGGTGAAGCAAATGACGTTAACAAAAATAGTTAATTCGAAGCTCTTGGCAATGCTGATGGGAGCATGGATCGCTTATTGTGCAGGGCTTGGTGATTATGACGGAGCAGTATTCTTGCTGTTCTTCTACTCACTAATGCTATGGAACTTGCACATAAAAAAAGCTACCGGCACTGGTAACACCGATAGCAAATAGGAAACATAAAAATATATATTACGAGGTTTATTTTATCATGAAAAATCAATTACTTAAAACAATATCAGAATTATCTCCTAATGCTGCTTACTGGATGGGTAAGCGAGATGGATATAAAGCTCAGATCTTAGGCTTGCTTCAACAAATTACGGTGGCTGACTTAGCAGAAAAGCAGGCTGAACTGAAATCACTTCATTGGTGGCCTGATTTAACTAATGACAATTTCAGTAAAGAAATGGGGTGGAATTAATGTTTGATCCTACAGATAAGCTACTTAAGGCTATTAATAACCAGACTGACGGAAAGTTCGATAAATTCCTTCTTATGGCTGATGGCGGAGGAAAAACACTGGTAACAGGTGCTTGTAGTCCAGATGACATGGCTTACATGCTTTATGAAGCAGGGAAGAAGTCTCCAACAATTCATATGGCTATGTTTGCTGCATTAATGATGCTAGAGAAAGGTGAATAAGATGGACCAAATTAAATCACAAGAACAACTTGAATTAGAACAAGCAATGCAATTAGCAACAGACGACCGCTTTACATTAACAGATGATGGGGATGTTACTTGGGCTCTAGGAAAGCTTGAGGAAATCGAGGAGAAACGATTGAACAATCAAAAAATAGTAGAAGAGGCTATTTATCCTCACCAACTTAAGATTAATCAAGCTAAAGAATGGTTGGCTAAAACCAATCAAAAAACTTAACGAGTCTCGTGACTATTACATTGGACTTATTCGTGAATATACGGATCCTAAGCAAGCTAAAAAGCAAACTTATAAGCTTCCTACTCCTAATGGAAATATCAGCTATGCAAAGAAACAAGCTGAATATAAACATGATGATAAGAAGCTTTTAGAAGTTTTACCTGATGAGTTTATCAAAACGGAAACCATAAAGAAGGTTAAATGGGGCGAATACAAGAAGCATATCAAGGATTATCCAGTAAAAGATGGAAAAATTATTGATCCTGAGACTGGTGAAATGCTTCAAGGAGTTGAACAAACTAAACCAGCCCGCCGTGAATTCACTATTAAACCAGTCAAGGAGGATAAATAATGGTTGAAGCAGTAGAAACACCTAAAGAGAAAAGAGAGAACCTCTCGCTTGCTGAGAAGCTAAATCGAGCCATTGCAGACATTGGACCCGTAAAAAAAGACGGTAGTAATAATTATCAAAACTACCGGTTTCAAAGTGAAGCAGCGATTAAAGCAGCTGTAAAGAAAGCAATGAACCTTAATGGTTTTAGCATTATTCCAAAGTATGAAGTGCTAAATCAACGTGATGTTCCAGGAAGAAAAGGAAATAACCATATTGTTGATGTAATGGGAATATTCACTATTACTGATGGACGAAAAGACCAAGAAATTGTTGGTCAAATGCCTGGTTCAGGTATGGACACAGGAGAAAAAGCAATGGCTAAGGCTTGTACCAGTGCTCAGAAGTACTTCTATAAGCAACTATTTAATATCTCAGACCAAGATGATGATCCTGATGCAACTGATAGTGATATAGGATCACCTACTAACTATCAGCAAAATGGTACTTATCCTCAACAACAGAATAATTATCCTACTCAAAATAGTTACCAAAATCAATCACAAAACCAACAAACGGTAAATAATGCACGAATGCAGACATATCACAAGGTAATTGAAAATCTAGCTAATGCAATAGGGACAACTTATGAAACAGCTGATGGGTCTGTTAAAAGTATGGCAAAGAAAGAAAGCAATTGGGCGAATGCAAAAACGGTTGATGCACAATTAGCAATTTGTATCAACGTTGCTAATCAACTTATGGCAGAAGCTTCACAGCCTGCTCCTCAATAAAGGTGAGATGAATGTTTGGCAAGTTAATAGGTATTAGTGGAAATAAGGCTGAAATTGCCTTAGAAGACGAATTAGACGCTAGACGGATAAATACATTAGCCAATGGTAAACAGCCTACAGTGGATCTCACAATCGCTGATGGAAGACATATAACTCCAGACCAAAGGAAAAAGATATATGCGCTTATTGGTGATTATTGTGAATATACCGGTTTTATGTCTGATGAAGCAAAAGCCTTTTTTAAGGAAATGACACAAGATACTTACAATATCGAGCCTTTTAGTCTTGCCGATTGTAGCGTAACTACAGCAAGCAACATGATAACGGTAATGCTTGCCTTCTTCTTTTATGAAAACATTCCATTTAAAACGAAGCTCTGGGATAGCCTACCAGATGACTTTCCCAGAGTTATGTTATGTATTCGATATAAGAAGTGTGCCATTTGCTTAAAAGACCATGCTGATATTGATCATGTAACAGCTGTAGGTATGGGGCGTAACCGTAACAAGATTAACCATACAGGAATGTATATTGAGCCATTATGTAGAGTTCATCATACTATTCGCCATGCTATGGGAGTTAAACGCTTCATGGAACGTTATCACTTAAAGCCAATTAAAGTAACACCAGAAATTGCAAAAGAACTACATTTAGGGAGGATAACAAATGATTAACCGTGTAATTTTAACAGGACGATTAACGAATAACCCAGAACTTAAATATACAACTTCTGGTAATGCAGTAGCGACATTTAATTTAGCAGTTAACCGCCAATTCAAAAATCAAAATGGAGAACGAGAAGCCGATTTTATTCGCTGTATTATTTGGCGAAAATCAGCAGAAAACCTTACTAATTTTACCCACAAAGGTTCACTCATTGGCGTTGAAGGACGTATTCAAACACGCTCCTATGAGAATCAACAAGGACAACGAGTATATGTAACAGAAGTTATTGTTGATAGTTTTGCTCTACTGGAATCTCGACAAGATAATCAGCAAGGAGCACCTGTTGATGTAGCAGATGACCAACTACCGTTTTAGGAGGATAAAACGATGGCTAGATTAATCAAGCGTACCCAGAACAATTATACAAATGTTAGTAATCAAGTTATCCGTGATGAACGGTTGAGCTGGAAAGCACGGGGAATATTTGTCTATCTCTGGAGTCAAGCTGATAATTGGCAATTCTATGTTAGTGAAGTGGCAAAACATGCTACTGATGGCCGTGAAAGCCTACAAAATGGGTTGAAAGAATTAGAAGAGTTTGGGTATTTGAAAAGGACTAATCGCCAAAATAATGGTGGAAAGTTCTCAGGAATGGAATGGATTTTATCTGATATTCCTGACCATCAAACGGGAAAAACCGTTAACGGGGAAAACAACAAAAAAGAAACTGAAAATGCAGAAAAACCGTCCGATGGTAAAGCCACCCAACGGGAAACTGACCCGACGGAAAACCCGTCACTAAGAAATACCAATATTAAGAATTATCAATTAGAAGAAGTAACAATAGAAAGTAAACAATATAAGCAGGCAGAGCCTGCACAACTCACTGCTCAGAGAAAAGAAGTCATCTCTTATCTTAATCAAAAGACGGGAAAGAACTTTAAACCTAATGCCTCAGGTAATAAGAAAGCTATTGACCCTAGATTAAAAGAAGGCTACACAGTTGATGATCTTAAGAAGGTTATTGATATTAAGTACCAACAATGGCATGGAAAAGTATTTAACAATGGACAACCAGGTGACAATTATTTAAAGCCTGAAACGTTGTTTAGACCTTCTAAAATTGACGGCTACTTAAATGAAACGGTACTGAGTAAGCCTAGCAAAGAAGGTAATGACTTCTCTTTCTTCTAGAAAGAAAGGTGATTAATTGTGGCAAAAAATATAGTAATGGAAGTTCTACAGGCAGTTAGTAATCCTGAAAAGTTTGAACGATTAGCTAAGGAACATGGAGTAGACCTAAAGAAAGCTGCTGCTACTCAAGAAGATAGAAATGAAGCTGCTCAACATACATATGAACAGATGTTGACGGATAAAAAGAACAAGGCCTATCGCCGTTACAGTCTTTACAGCGGAAATAAGCCAATTAACTTCTCATTCAATCAATGGAAGCCTGAATTGCAAGACGATAGCGAAAAGGCTAAACAAGTTGCTAAACAGTGTCACCAATTAGCTCAGTCAATCTTAGAGGAAAATCAGAATGTAGTTTTATCTGGGAAACCTGGAGTAGGTAAAACATCATTGGCGCTTGCAATGCTTAATTACGTTGCTCACAGAAATAAAACAGTAATGGTTGTTTCAACAATGGAATTGCTTCGACTTCTTAGAGATCGTTATGAGCAACCTGAATTAAGACAACGAATAGCAGATACAATGCGAGGAATGAAAGAGGCTGATGTTCTGCTATTAGATGATTTTGGAACTGAGGGTGGAATGAAAGAAAATATTAAGCCTGTTCATAAGGATATGCAGGATGAGATGTATTCAGTGTCCAATGCACGGTTTGATGAAGAAGAAAATGCTCCAGTTGGTTCAATCATTATTACCACTAACAATACGCTTGATGAGTTGCACATGATGTACAACGACAAGTTAATCAGTCGACTTATTCCAAAAGATAAAGAAAAAATAGTCGTTTTCGACAAATTAGATGACGTGCGAGGAAAGAAACAATGAATTTAGATATCACAGCTTTAATTTTGAAACAAGAGCCAATCATTTACGAGGGAATAGAATACCTGGTAACAAGTTCTTATGGTGATGGAACAGTGGATCTAACTAATGCGTATGGAACCATCAATGTAACTTTTGCTGAGTTAGAGGAAGGGCTTGAATATGCAAGTTAGCAAAGAAGACCGTGAATTTATTCTTCATAAAGTTAAACATGACTTTATAACACGAGAATCAACTTTACACGGCTATGAAACTGATACAGAGCAAGCAGCCATAAATGGCCGTATAAGTTCCGACCGCTTTTTTCTCGAACTACTAGGAATGAAAGATGAGTTTAAGGAATTAGAAGAATATTACAACCCTAATAACTATAAATTAGTGTATGACCCAGAAATAGTTGGATGGCGCTATGTACACAAACAGGAGGGCAAATGATGACAAGAGAACAGTTGCGAATAGCAGAAAAAGAAGAGTTACGGGATCAGCTACATAAACTTGGTTGGAGTGATGTTAAGTCAATAAGTGGTGGTTATACATTTCATATTGTCACAGCAGACCATACTGAACATTGGATGACTGTTGTTGATAAAGGCGATGGAAAGAATTTTAGTTCCTCTTTTGAAAACGGTATGCCAATAAAACTTTATACAAGCACGATGGCTCTTATTAATAAGTGGTTAATGCCGAAAGAGAAAAGATGGGTTTTATTTATGGGAAAGGACCCAGATGAGGATGATATGTACCTACAAATTGATGAGGATGGAGTAAGTGTTGACTGGGATCCTATTAGTTATTCATCAGATCGTTTAGAAGAATTAAAGGGCTATTATCCACGATTAGAGAAAGTAATCGATACACTTAAATTGGAGGAAAAGAAATAATGAAATTAAAACTAGAAAGCAACGGTGTAAATCTAAAGTTGGCAACTACAGATGAAAGTAAAAATATTAAATTTAAAACGATTGTGAAGGCGTATGAGCTTGTTACTGGGGATGAGCTAGAAATTACCGAAAACGAGCCTGGAAGCTCTGAAAAGCCACGAGAGAGCCGAGAAACAAATAATTATCAAGAATATGATCGCCCAAATTATCATGAACCAGTAAAAACAGAGGTTGCTTGTCCTTATTGTGGATTAACTGGTACTAGGAAGGTTCCGTTTGGTTATCGCTTTATGAATTGCCCAGCATGTGGCGGTAAGATTTTTCTCAACCCAGCTACAGAAAATTTTGGTGAGCAGGATGAACACGGCTTTTATTACAGGGCAATGGAGATTTTTAAAGATGATAGGACAAAATACGAAGATGATACATTGTTTGAACAAATGAAAGCAGGTCAAGAGTGATGAAAATAAATGAATTTATCGAAAAAGTAAACGAAGTAGCTTATGCCGAATGTAATCATGGAACTATTTTTATCTATAGCCGAAAAGTACCCGTTACTCAGATGCGAGACTGGTTCTTATGTTTGGACCCTCAAGAGCAAAATTTTCACTATGGTTACGATTGGGAAAGTATAGATCTTACACCAGGTAATCTATTTAAGCTTGTTGATTTAATTCAAAAATTTAGACTTACGCCAGTAAACGAAAGATTTCCAGAAAGGGAATTTTATCTTGTTGTTGGTCGTAATGATTATGGCAAGGAAATATATCTTACAAAAATAGATGGTCCAATAAAGATTGCGACAACTCTAAATAAGGATTGTCTATCAACGTGGAATGAAAAAGAGTTAAAAGAATTGGAAAATACATTTCCGAACTTAGCGCCTGCAATTAAAGAGATGAAAAAGGAGGCTAAGGACGATGAATAAACTGGATGATGTTTTAATTTCTAATGATCCGGCATACAAAATAGAAATTTATTTAGATTGCGGTGCCTATTGGAAACAAGTTAATCCTCAATTACCCGCAACATTGCATGACATATACCTCCAATATCCAAATGCGGTAATGATTTATGTAATTGTTGATGGCTTTATGAGTGGCGTTATCTATCGCTGTGGTAATTATGGCGATGGTGAATGGCAACAATATGCTGTAACTCAGGGCATGGCTTAGGAGAGATAAAGAATGAATAAGTATGGTGAAACCATTGTCCTAAAAGTTAATAAAGATAAATGCTTAGCTGGCTTTTATGCGCTAGGTTTTGAACCTAAAGAGATTATGGGAGTTCTATACCAAGCGATTACCGTGTTATGTAAGGAAGAGGAAGTAGATCCAGCTCTTCAATTAATGCAGTTGATGATAGCAGCGGAGGAAGGAAAGAGTAATGGAACTAACTGAAAAGCAAAAGAATTGCCCGTACTGTCATACTAGCATATACACAGACTATTCTTTTCAAACTGATATGGACTCTGATCCGTTTGTAGGTATTAATCTTAAGGATAATGGTCAAGTTGAAGTGTGGGCTTGGTGGAATTACGAAACAGATTATCAGCTTGACTTAAAGGAAAAGTTCAATTTTTGTCCTATGTGTGGAAGGAGTTTATCCGATGAAAATGACTGAGCAAGAGATCTGGAGACCCGTTAAAGATTATGAAGGTTTATATGAAGTGAGCAATTTTGGACGTGTGAGGAGCCTTACTAGAAAGGTAAAAACTTCAAAAGGTATCACTCAAACATGGATAGGGCAAATGCTAACACCCGGTAAAAGTGGAAATGGATATTACTACGTAACCCTTAGCAAGAACGGAAAATCAAAAGCTCGCCGAGTTCATATATTGGTTGCTCAAGCATTCTTACCAAATAAAGAAAATTATCAACAAGTTAATCATATCGATGGGGACAAGAGTAATAATGCTTTTTCTAATCTTGAGTGGTGCACACCTCATCAAAATATAAAACATGCAGTAAGCAATGGCTTGTTTAACAATCCGATTATTCTACAGTTCAAAAACGGGAAGCTTGTTGGAGCCTTCCATTCTACAAGAGATGCGGCCAAAGCAACCGGATTACCTTATTCAGCAATTGGTAAGTGTATTCAACATAGCCCTGAGCATAAACATGTAGGAGGATGCGTATTTAGAAGAGCTACAGAAATCTGTGGCCGACCACTAAACGAGGAGGAAGAATAATGAAAGAATACTTATTTAGCTTTGCTAGACCGAATGGCTCGATTGCATATTATCGCATTTCAGCTACTGACAATAGAGATGTAATAGATAGCGTTAGAAGAGTGCTTAGATTGCTAGAAGAATATTGGAGGAATAACAATGCACATTTACGAAGTTATAATCCTTAACCCAGAATACGATGGAGAAGATCATTTCGTTATAGCTAAAAGCGAACAACGAGCTAAGAATATTGTGCTTGATTATTACGAACAAGAGCAAGACGGCTATTGTAGTCCAGTGACTGAGCATGATTTAGCTGTTAATGGGCCAGTTGAACCAGAAAATTATGCAGAGGAGATGTTATTAAACTAATGCTACACAAATACAGAAAAACAGCCTTAATTGAAGCTGAACAGTTTGATGGAAGTATTGACATGATGCGTGAATATGGCATTGTGGCAAATCCAGACGCTTTACGTGATACACAAGCACCACTTTATACGATGCCGACTAAAGAAGGCGAGATGTTTGTATATAAAGGTGACTGGATCGCTACAGGAATCGATGGCGAGCATTGGGCAATAGCACCAGAAATATTTGAAAAGACGTATGAGAGGTATGACTAATGCTCTGGGAAGGAAAGTTCATATCTGATGAACAGAAACTAGAAGACCTTATTCGTATGGCTAAGAACAACGAGATACGGATTTTGAGTATAGATCAAGTAAGTGAAGATGATGGGGTAATTGAAAACATTAGTTTAGACGTTAAATTAATGAGAGTCATCCCTGATTTAAGGAAAAGAGGAGTTGGTAGAATGACAAAACAAATTAATTTTGAAGAATTTACAAATAACCTAGCTAATTGGGCAAAGGAGCGAAATTTATTAAATAAAGATCCGCATATTCAATTCACAAAAATTGTAGAAGAGCTTGGAGAAACCTCTGCTGCTTACAATAAGCAAAAACACACAGAATTAGTTGATAGTATTGGTGATCTATTAGTAACAATTGTCATTTTTGCTCATCAAGTAGGAATTGACCCTCAAGAAGCATATAACTACGCTTGGTCACAAATTGCTAATCGTAAAGGTAAAACTATTGATGGTGTGTTTATTAAAGAAGCTGATTTGAAAGGAGAAGAAAATGGCTAATTGTATAACTCCTAAATTGCTTGATGCAATAAATTCACTAGATATTAAGCAGTTTGAAAGTCGAGAAACCAGATCATTAGAAGAATTACTTGATCCGCATGATTGGCGTTTAGTTGAGGTTTTGAAATTCCGTCAACGCATTAAAGATGCAGAAAGGAATAATGAGCAACACACTATTAATTCAATTAAAAGATCATTTGAGAAATATAAACTCACTGATAGGGTCCAACAAGCAATTGTTTTAAGGTATTTGGGTCTTAACTTTGGTGAAATTCAAGCAGTAACAGATCTAGGACGAAATAAAATTTATCATCATGTAATTCACAAATTCCCTGATTTAGGGTCTAAAGATGTTGATCTAAAAATTGTTGAAAATCGTTTAAGAACACAGGGATTAGAGAAAATATTAAGGGAGTTTCAAGCAAATGTTTCATAAATTAGTACAACTATTTTGCAATCATAGCTACGTTTACTATGGAACCACATGGGTTAATGGTAATCGTGTAGTGCAGTACAAATGTTCTAAGTGCAATAAAACAAAAAATTATTATTAAAGTGAGGTAACCGAATGATTGCAATGTTTGTGTTTTGTCTCGGGTTAGCTATCGGTTTTATTTTAGGTAAAGCAAATGATTAAGTTAGTATTTCCGTTTGATCCTGTAGCACAGGCTAGAACTAGAGCTACTAATAGAAAAGGGAAAATTGTGGTTTATGATCCTGAAAATACAGCTCTTTATAAGAGAAGAGTAAATATGGTTGCAATGAAGCATATGTTAGGTAAAAAACCTCTTGAAGGCCCTTTGAGTGTAAAGATTAGGTTTTATCGTCCTATACAAAAAAATCTTACTAAAAAAGTAAGAAATGATCGGTTATCTGGTAAAGAAAGACCGATTGTAAAGCCGGATTTATCAAATTATGTAAAAGCAATAGAAGATGGACTAAATAAGATTGTCTGGAAAGATGATAGCTTAATAGTTCATGAAGAGACAGACAAGTTTTATTCAGAAAATCCAAGAATAGAAATTGAGGTGGAACAGTGGGAGCCAGAATTATAAAAAGTTTTTCAACTATTGCAGGGCTACTTACAGTTGGAGGAGTAGCTATAACGATAGTACTTATTGCATTAACCATGCTAGGTGGACTTCTTAGGTTTGTTATGTGGTTATGGGATCCATTAATGAGGTTGCTAGGCTTATGAAGCTAACTGAAACACTATATAAACGTTTAGCGAATGAGGCAATGGAAGCAACTCAAATATCAATGGAGCGACCAAAAGATGGTGATAAAGCATGGAGAAAATATAAGTTTGATGTATATAACTTAATGGCAGAAGGATATGAGGTTCCTACTGATTCTGTGCATTCACCAGCTAATCCTAATAATTGGTCATACTAAAGCAAAAAGGACGCACCAAATGGCACGTCCAAAATAAAAACAATCAACTCTATAAAATTATAAAGGGAGCGTGTAGTTGGTGCAACTATTTCCACAACTTGACAAGGACAGGACATTCTTTAAGGTACAAGATTTCCTCTATAATGCTTATCCAGAAATTAAACGGCGTGCAGGTTCCTGGGGTGATTATAGCTCTCCAACTGTCGATGACATGCCCAAAGCGCCATCTTATGGGAATAGCTCAGAAAGAAGAATGATTGAACATGCATTATATGGGAGTGCAGTTTATGCAGTGCATTATGCAATAAAACACTGTTCGGCTACAAGTCAGATTATTATTAAATGTCGATATTTTGAGGAACTATCTAATAGCAAAGTAAAGGCTAGAATTGGATATTCAGGAAATGACGCCTATTACTCAAGGTTAAAGAGTGCATGTGCTGAATTTGCTGATTGCTTAGAGCCTGCTTGTAATTATTACGGCGTTCCAGAAGAAATTATCCCAGATTTACATGTTTATCAAAAACAGGAAACAATCAGGAAATAAGCAGGAAAAAGTCGGGAAAAACACGGGACATCAGCAGGATAACTTTTATCGTATTATGATATTGTCGCATGATTGCGATAGAACTATTCACGAGTGTCCTAATTTAGGTTCGATGTATTTTAAGCCTCAACATGCTTTAACTGTTGTCATTTGAGTAAATAATCTTTTTATGTGTACCGCAACTCGAGATTTAATCAAATGTTGGCTAGTAATAGCTGTGTGGAAAGCAAGAAGACGGTGGACTTCAGACACCGCAAACTGGCAGATGGAGGTAGGGTCCATAATCCACATTGGAACTGGTAAATATCCTCAATTACTTAATAAAAAACTTTGTTGTCTTACGCATTACGCCAGTTCCATATTATCGTGGTAACAAAATTTATTATAAGGAGATGAAGAAGCTCCTCCTTTACAATTAGTCGAGAACCACGATTATGCTGATGTGGGCCGATGGCAGGCTACTGAGTTTTCAACAGTTTCTCAGGAAAGGCGGTTCGATTCCGTCAATCAGCATTAATACACTTACTATAGGTGTTATTAAACTTATGATTTCTCCGTTTTTTTCTATATTTAATACGCAAAAGTATTTACAATAATACGCAAACGTGATATTATAATAGATGTAGAAAGGAGGAAAGATATGGCTAAGAAAAATAAAAAGAAGAAAGCAGAACAACAACTCAAACTGAAAACAGCAAAATATGGAGCCATTGCTGCTTGGGCAATACCGGCTTTACCAATTGCTGAAACAATCAGAGATGTAGTTAAATACCTTCTTCTTAAAAATAAATAGTTAAAGCAAAGGGTAGGGATAAAACCTTGCCCGCTTTGCCATATCTAATTTTATCATGAGTAAAGATGAAAAGAAGTATGAGAAGTACAAAAAAAGTATTAAATGGGCTCTTATTACTGGTGTAGTTGCTTGGACCGTTTATGGGGTGGTGCACACATGGATAGGATAGATTTAGATAATCCTAATATCATGGATGCAAAGGAAGCCTCTAAAATTTGGGGACATTCAGAGAGTTACGTTAGAATTTTCTATAAACAGAACCCAGAAAAATTTCCTAAAGGATCAATAAGGAAGTTTGGAACAACATGGGTAGTAACTACTGAGGGGATGGAAGCAATAACAGGGATGAAAGACCCCAGGAAAAACAATGAATAGGGCGATGGCTTAACCAGCTGTCGCCTTTTAATTTACATTCAATTTGGAGGTGTGGTGATATGACATGACGAACCAAGAAAAGGCGGAAAAAGATTATTTAGCAGGAATGAAGTATAAAGACATTGCTGTTAAATATGATGTGTCTATCAACACTGTTAAATCATGGAAAAAGCGAAATGGTTGGTCAAGAGGTGCACCTAAAAAATCTAAAGGGGTGCAACCCAAAAAGAAAAGGGTGCACACAAAACAAGAAAAAGTTGCACCATCTTTGCCATCCCCAGAATTGCCGGAAAGTGATGAGCTTAACGATAAACAGAAAGCCTTTTGTTTGTACTATTTGCAAAGATATAACGCCACTTGGGCTTATCAGAAAGCATATGGTGGAAGTTATGATACAGCTCGGACTAACGGACCAAGATTGCTTGCAAATGCTCGCATTAAAAATTATCTCGCTGAGCTTAAAAAGCAGCAGTCACAGGATTTGTATTTAGATGCTAATGACATCTTAAAGCAGATAGCAAAGCAAGCCTTCGCTGATTATGGCGATTATATCGACTTTGGAAGTGAAGAGGTAATAGAAGTTGATGCTAAGGGGATGCCTGTTTTTGACCCAGAGACTGGTGATTATAGGAAGTATACACGGTCATTTGTTAACTTAAAGGATAAAGAGGAAGTTGATACCTCATTATTGAAAAAAGTTAGTATTGGCCGTGATGGTGTGGTTGTTGAACTTATGGATCAGCAGAAGGCATTGCAACTATTGCTTGATCGTCTCCCTGAACCAGAAGTTAACGATGAAAGTACCAACTCATTACTCACAGCGCTTAATAAGGGATTGCAAAAGATATGGAGTGATAAGAAGAATGAAGACGATAAAGGGTAGATTTCCATTTACTCCATTCAGCCAAAAACAACTTCAAGTGTTAAGCTGGTGGGCTAATGATAAATTGAAAGACTATGAAGCTATTATCTGTGATGGCTCAGTTCGTGCTGGTAAAACCGTTGTGATGTCCCTTTCTTATGTGTTGTGGTCAATGACACAGTTTGATGGTCAACAATTTGGAATGGCTGGTAAAACAATTGGTTCATTTAGACGTAACGTATTGAGGCCATTAAGAAGCATGTTGGAAAGTGAAGGATACCTGATTAGAGATTCACGGTCTGACAATATGGTGACGATTAGTAAAAATGGTCATACAAATTATTACTTTATCTTTGGTGGTAAAGATGAAGCTTCTCAGGACTTGGTACAAGGTATTACCTTAGCTGGGTTCTTTTTTGATGAAGTTGCTCTAATGCCTCAATCATTTGTTAATCAAGCAACAGCCCGGTGTTCAGTTGCAGGTGCAAAAATGTGGTTTAACTGTAACCCAGAAGGGCCATATCACTGGTTTAAGCTTGAATGGATTGATCGGCTAGAAAATAAGAAGGCGTTGAGACTTCACTTTATGATGGCTGATAATCCATCACTTAGCCAAGAAACCATTGATCGCTATAACCGTATGTTCTCTGGCGTTTTCTATAAACGCTTTATCTTAGGGATGTGGGTACTTGCTGATGGTGTTGTTTACGATAACTTCAACAAAGATGAGATGGTTGTAACGCCACCTCAAAATGCTGTTTGGGAAAAACAATGGATCAGCATTGACTATGGGACACAGAACCCCACCGTATTTAAGCTCTGGAGCTTGTATAAGGGCGTTTGGTATAACAATGACGAATATTACTACTCAGGGCGAGAAAAGGGTAAACAGAAGACTGATGAGCAATATATCGATGACTTAGAGGACTTCTTCTACAACAACCGATTAGAACGCCATTTAGTTAAATTGATTGTTGATCCCTCAGCTGCTTCATTCAAAAAATCATTACGTAATCGTGGCTTTAAGGTTGTTAATGCTAACAACAATGTGATTGATGGTATCCGTTTCATGATGACCCAAATGAACGAGGGCAAAATGAAATGGACCGATAAATCAGAACACACAATTAAAGAATTTAATTCTTATGTTTGGGATACAAAGGCCGCTGATCGTGGTGAAGATGCAGTTGTAAAGGAACATGACCACTGCATGGATGCGGACCGCTACTTTGCAATGAGAGTTCTATACAAGAAACCTGGTACTAAAGTTAGACTTATTAAGGAGGGAATTTAGTTGGAGAAGTATCTTAATGAACGTTGTATTGTAAGTGAGGATGACGTTTTCTATTACAATAGCGATGATGATATTACACGTGCTGATGTAATGCGATTTATTTTAGAAAACGAAACTTTATCTTCAAAATATGCTTCTTATGGCCGTTACTACAAAGCAAAACATGACAAGATCATGAATGCTCCAAAAAAGCCTAACAACAAGCCGGATAATCGTCTTATTCTAAATTATCCTAAAAAGTTGGTTGATACTTATACTGGTTTTGCTGTTGGGAAGCCAGTACAAATTACCCTTCAAGAAGATATGGCTAACAAGGCGCTATCAGAGTTTAATCAAACTAGAAATATTGATACTTTGCTTGCTAAGGTTTGGAAAGAGTCCGCTATTTATGGTCGGGCTTATTTTTATGTCTATGGCGCTAACAAAGAGATTTATGTTACTGACGCAACACCAATGGATTGTTTTATTATCTACGACAATACGGTAGCTCACGAACCGTTATATGCTGTTAGATATGCCAAAGTTGGTCCATCTCAACGCTATCAAGTAACAATTTACAGTAACGATTACCAATATAATTTTGAAAGTGGTAACGGTAGAGACGGTCTAGGAGACAGGAAACAAAACCCGTTTCACATTATCCCTATCATCGAGGTTGTGGAGAACGATGAAAGGTTAAGCGTAATTGCTAATGTAAAGACGTTAATTGATGAGCTTGATAAATCATTAAGCGAGAAAGCAAATGATGTTGATTATTTTGCTGATGCTTATATGAAAGTCTTAGGCGCTTTGTTAACCGATGACCAAATCAAACAATTACGAGATATGAGAATTATTAATCTCAAATCTTCAAATAATGAAGATGACCAGGTTGAAAATCTTGATGTTGACTTCTTAAGCAAGCCTAATGCTGATGAAACTCAAGAAAATCTAATCAATCGGATTGTTGATAATCTTTATCAAATTTCAATGATTGTTAATTTGAATGATAAGGACTTTGGTAATTCAACTGGTGTTGCCTTGGAAATGAAATACAAGCCAATGATGAACTTAGCAACATTAAAAGGTCGTATGTTTGCTCGCTCTATAAAGCAGATGTATAAAGTCATCTTTGCTTCCGACTTAATTAAACAAGTGGACGCTGATACCTGGAAAGACTTGGATATTAATTACCAGTTCGACTTACCACACGATACCTTAACAGAAGCACAGACCGCCCAAGCTTTAGCTAATTTAGGAATCTCACGCCTAACTTGGCTAAAAACAATTTCTGCTGTAAATGACCCTAAACAGGAGGAAGAGAACATGGACGCTGAAAAGCAAAAGCAACTTCAACAGAACTATGATTTCTTGAAAGGAAAACATGCTGTAACGGACGGTGAAGCTAATGACAACAGTTCAACAGGAAAAGAAGAGAATAGAGCAGTTACTGAGTAGAGATGATAAGACGGATAAACAGCTTGAAGCAGTCTATAACGAAGGAGTAGACATGCTGAAAGCAATTATCAATGAAATCTTTACTAAGTATGCAATTGATGGCGTTCTCGTTCCTGCTAATCTTTCTCACAAGGTAACGAGAAGTGACATGATGCTTCTTAAACGCCAATTTGATAAACTTCCTGATGATTTAGAGTTACCAGCAAAAGAAAGAGAAGAGTATTACATTGCTGTTAGCCAAAATTCACAGAAGAGCTTAATCACCGCTGTAGTCGGTATGGCTCTAATTGGTTTGACTTATAAAGCAAAGAGCATTATCCATTCAAACAATCAAACTGCTGCTAAAGAGGAAGTTGATTATTTGAAGAAGAATAATAGCTTTACCAAAACTCAGCAAAAAAGGTTAAATCAAAAAGCTAAACAAGTTGCTCAACCTGAATACAAGTTGCCATCACAGAATGATATTTATGTGTCGTGGCCGGAAAGGTTATGGTTAGACCATGATAGATTACTTAATCGAATTGACGATAACATTAATATCATGCTTAAAAAGGGGATGACACCAGCTGATATTGCTGATGTTATGTTCCCTGGTAATGCTGAAAGTATGCGACAAGATAACATACCAAAAGCAATGAGAGATGCTGCTATTTCAGCTAAACGAATTGCTAGAAGTGAGGCTGCAAGTAGAGAAGATGAATTGGACGAGCAAGCTTTCAAAGCTAAGAAGGTTAAATACTTTGGATGGGTAACAGAAAAAGGTGCATGTAAAAAGTGCATTGCAATTTCATTAGCCGGACCTTACAAAGTAGGTGATCCTGATAGCCCAAGAATTCCAAGTAGTTCTCATCCCAATTGTCGATGTCGGCGAATACCTGTTGATGGAGATGAGGAGAAATCACAAGGCCTATCTGAAAAAGATATTGCTTTATTACAAAAATATACAAGTAGTTACGCTTATAAAATCAACGATAATTTAAGAAGAGGAACGCTATCAGATGAGGATAAAGATTTTGTCCATTCATTTGATAGCGTTTTGAGTAAAATGCCTAAATATACGTCAGCAAAGCCATTAAATCGTGATTACTTTTTCGACGATGAAGGCCTAAACGATTTTTTCCAGAAGCTTAATAAGTCAAAATATTTTGTCGATTCTGCCTACGCTTCCACATCTAAAGGTGATTATGGGCAAGGCGAACAGCAACTCCGATTTATTATTAAAAAGCATTATAATGGTGTTGACATTAGTAAATATGGTGTTGAAGGTGAGGACGAAGTTCTTTTTCCTCGTCATACTGTATTTAAAATTGTCGGGAAGGATGCTAAAGGAGCATTTCCAATCATTTACTTGGAGGAACAGACATGAGTAAGAAGCCTTATGAAGACAAACGATGGCGTGGGACGTTGTTTGAATTGGAGATGAGTTTGCGAGAAAGAACAACAAAGCCAACACCGGAAGAAGAAAAAGAAGATCGAGAGTTCATGGACGGTGTTAAGAGAATTTTGAAAGAAAAAAAGAAGCTGAAAGAAAAACGCAAAAAATAATTGTAGACATCCTAACAGGGTGTCTTTTTTTATGCCCAAAACATGCTGATGGCGTAAAAAGCTGCAAGGTAAATAGTCAAACAAGACTTAAAAAAGGAGGTATCCGTCATGGATCAGGAACAACCAAACAATGGGGTTGAAACACCTAGTGTAGAACAGCCAGAAAAGAACGGTGGAGCTCAACCGGAAAAGACATTTACACAAGATGAAGTAAATCAAATTGTGGAAGAGCGGTTAGGACGAGAAAAGGGAAACATTCGTAAGGACTTACGGCCAATCATCGAAAAAGAAATTCGTGATGAAATCAAAGATGAGGAAGATGAAGCTAAAAAGTTAAAGCGTATGGATGATGACCAACGGCACGAATACGAGAGTAAGAAAAAAGATGATCGTATTGCTGAATTAGAAGCTCAACTCAACCACAATGAAATGGAACGTATCGCAACCGACATCCTTAGTAAAAAGGGTGTAGCTGCTGATAGCGAAACATTATCTTTTGTAGTTGCTGATGATGCTGAAACAACTAAGGCTAATATTGATAAGTTTGTTGCTCTAGTTAGCCGTAAAGCTCAAGATAACCGCCGTGAACAGTTCAATGACCCTGTACCTAAAGACGGTGGAAATGGAGAGAAGGCTGTTGATATCACTGCTTTTAATAAGATGGGGTATAAAGAACGAGTTGAACTAAAACAAAAACAGCCAACGCTTTATAACCAATTGATGGAACAAATGTTTAAGGAGGATAAATAAATGGCAGATCAAGTTACACAATCTGATAATGTGCTAGATCCCCAGGTCTTAGCTGATATGATTCCAGCTAAGTTAACTGCTGGATTGAAGTTTACAACGCTAGCACAAGTTGACAATACTTTAGAAGGGCGTCCTGGTTCTACAGTTGAGTTTCCAACATGGAATTACATTGGGGATGCAGAAGATGTTCAAGAAAACGAACCGATTGATACTTCAAAGCTCACCTACGGTTCAAAGGCAGCAACTATTAAAAAGATCGGTAAGGGTGGTTCTGTTACAGATGAAGCCTTAGAAACAGGTTATGGTGATGCTTGGGGTGAATTATCGAATCAATTAGGATTAGCGATGGCTAACAAGGTTGATAACGACATCCTTGATACATTACGTCAAGCTGTTCAAAATACGTCCGTAAATCTTTCGCTGGACGGTATTCAAGATGCGCTTGATGTTTATAATAGTGAAGATGATGCAACAACTGTCTTAATTGTTTCACCTAAGGCAGCAGGGCGCTTACGTTTAGCCGCTGGTAAAGATTGGCTACGTGGTACTCAATTAGGAACAGATGCTGTTACCAAAGGTGTTTATGGCGATGTGTTAGGTGTGCAAATTATTCGTTCTCGTAAGCTTAATGCTAACGAAGCATTCTTAGTTAAGACCGGTGCAGAAGATGGTAAACCGGCTGTTAAGTTAATGCTTAAGCGTGGTATCAAGGTTGAACAAGACCGTATTCCTAAACAGGGACGTACTGATGTATACGCTACGGCAATGGAAGCAGCTTATCTATATGATCCTACAAAAGTTGTAAAGATTACGTTTAAGGATGTTGATGGTCCAGCTGGAACAAATGGTGCACCTGCTGATGTAACACCAGATGATAAACCTATTAATGTTCCAGATGAAAAGAAGTTGGGACGTCAGAAGAAAGCATCTAAGCCAGCTAATGATGGTCAGAAGCCAGGCGAAGCTTAATGGCATATCAAGTTATTAAAGCTTTTACCGATAGCAACCTTAATTCAGTTGATGAGACTGGAGAAAAGCATGTGTACTGGGAGGGAGACGAATACCCTTATAAACAGTATGCAGGCGCTCAAACAAAGCTACGACTTGCTGAACTAACAAATGGTGGCTTTATTGAGGAGGTTAGTGAAGATGAGCGAACAGCAGAATGATAGAGTAGCTAAACGCCTTAAACTTTTTCCTAATTTAAGTGAAGCATTATCTAAACTTGATAAAGATATTATTGATGAATTAATTAATGATGCACTAGATCAAGCTGCAACTGATGGTTTTACAGAAAGTAATATTGTTCGAGGAGCAACTTATTTAGCTGCTCATTTCTGTAATCTTGCAAGTGCTACCGGATCAAATATTTCAAAGCAACAGGCCTCAGTGCTTACTATTGAATATTTTGATCGTGGTGGTAGTGATGATTTTCTAGTCGAGTATAATCGCTTAAAAAACTCATTACGGCAGAATTCTATTAGATTTATGTAGGTGATCCTATGAATATTTCAGTGGAAGGTAGTGTCGAGGGTGACTTAGGCATTGAAAAGATGATTACGAACCTTAGAGAATTGGATGGAAAAGCCGTTGAAGCTGGTGTATTTGGCGGTTTTGATCAGAAGAAAGCAATGTGGCAAGAGTATGGAACAAGTCGTGGTATTACATCACGTCCCTTTTTACGAAATACTCTTTATGAAAATGAAGGACGTTTTGCCAATTATGTTGCACCATTTATTGCAAATATTCTTAATGGTGGTTCGGCTGATGGAGTAATCAATGCATTAGGTCCTTTTATGCAAATGAGCATTCAGCGGACTATTGCAGCTGGTGGTTTTGCTCCATTAGCAGCATCTACAATTGCTAAGAAAGGTCATAGCAAACAATTAATTGATAGCGGATCTATGTACGGTTCGATTGATTGGAGGGCTGTTTAATGAGCTTTTATATTGATATGACCACTGTGTTAGATATGTTTAAGACAGAAATTAAAGTGGTTTCTGGTAGTTCTGAGGGTGAATGGATTGATGGTCAATGGCAAGAAGCCCAGGGACAAGAAACTACTTATTATGAACCATTCGTACCTAATGATTTAGTTGGTCAGTATTCGTTTATGAATGTAATGCGTGATGTTGGGGATTTCACTCAATACAACGCAATTTGGCTTTCAAAACACTCTGATTATCCAATTAATACGATTGTTGAACATAAGAATAAACGCTATCGAGTTTGCAACATTCAAGACCTAAGCGATTATTCCAATGTTACTATGTACTATCTTCAAAGTGAGGAGGGACAAGATGGCAACAAGTTATGATTATTCAATTCTATATAAAACTTTCAGCCGACTTATTAAGAGCCGGCTGAATTTAGTTATGATTGAACTTTATGGCAATGGAAAGCCACCTGAGCCTCCGTTTGTAGCATTTGATATTGTAGCACCGAAGATACCAACAAATTATTTAGAAGACGACAGAACCTTTGAGGCTGTTGTCTCTTTTACTATCTACGCCAAAACAAAGCTACAAGCCTTAAATTACTGTAATCAATTAAGAGCGGTTTTAGGTGATCTTGCTTCAAGAGACATTTATGAAGATAACGATATTGTGATGGTTGAAAGAATGCAAGTTCAGCCTCGATATGTTGAAGAAAGCAATAATTACGCCTTTATGTTTGGTTTTGATATGCGCTTAAGACTTTGGGAAACGTATATTGATGAAGGCAAAGGCACAATTGAACATGTTAAATATAAGGAGGATGTAAAATGAGTAATATTTTATCTGATATTACAGTTAAGCTTAATATTGAAACGCCAAGTATTCCTGTAAATATGGGAAACTTGGCAATTTTTGTAAAGGGAGCTAAGCAAAATGTAGAAACATTCGGCTCATATGAAGATTTACAAAATGCTTATGGCTCAAATGAATTATTGAAGCAAGTTGCTAATGGTTACTTTAGCCAAGATGATCATGGCAACAAGTTATTTGTTGTGACATATACCGATGTTGCAACTGCTGCTTCTGCATATTACCCAGAAGGTTGGGAATTTGCCACAGTTATTCCTACTGATCCAACAGCACCGGTAACTATCTTGCCTTCAAGTGAAGAAGGAAAAGAAAATACTCAACCAGTAACCACCGATACAACTAATGTTTGGGCTGATGTAGTTGCCTTATCTAACTTTATCGATGGTAAGAATGAACGCTTTGCTGTTGTTGGTATGGCCGCAACTCCAGAAAATGTAGAAAATGCTGCTGAATTTAAGAAGAAGTTTGGTAATTCACCACGTACTATCGCATTCTTTAGCGGTACTACTCAAGCAGAAGCTGAATATGGTATCGGTGGCCTTGTTGGTGCTGTAGGTAATGAAACTGTGGGGTCTGTTACCTGGAAGTTCCGTAAGATTGGTGGAGTAAAGCCTGTTGATTTAACAGTTACTCAAATTCAAAAGCTTCACGAAAGTAACATTTTTACTTACGTTACTAAAGCTGGATTAGATCAAACATCAGAAGGTAAAACTTTGGGTGGCGAATTTGTTGATGCATTACATGGGGATGACTGGGTAAAGGCATCACTTGAAACTCGGCTTCAACAATTGCTCTCAAATGCTAAAAAGATTACCTATGATGATGCTGGTATTGCACAAATCGATGCAACTGTAACAGCTGTTCTTACTGATGCAACTAACAACGGCATCATTTCAATTAATCCAGAAACTAATGCTGGTCAATTTACCGTTAAAACAGCTTCACGTGCTCAATCTTCAAAGGAAGACATCGCACAGCGGAATTATAACGGACTTCAATTCAGTTATACCCGTTCTGGTGCAATTCACACTGTTAAGGTTAACGGTCAAATTAACATTTAAGGAGGAACTAAATAATGGCTGATGTACGTTTATATGATGCTCTTAAAGCAAATATTGTAGTTGACGGTCGAACTATTCAAGGCTTCCGAGATGGAGACATGTTTTCTTATACTTACAAGGAAGAAAAGGTCAAGACATCTGTTGATGCCCAAGGTAATCCAGCGATTGCCATCAACAACAATCACCTTGCTACAGTAACAATTAATTTAACTGGTAACTCAGTAGATCATAAATATCTAAATGGTATTGCTAACGCTAATAAGCAAGTAACGTTATCAATTACTTCCGAATTTGAAAAGGTTTCTGGTAATCAAGCATTTATTGTTAAGGTCCCAGATGGTGCCTTTGGTAAAGATACTCCAAAACGTTCTTACACTTTTGAAGTATTAGATATGCGTGTAGAAGCTTTGTAATTACTGGTAACTAAATAACGGCTAAGGGTTCAATTCCTTTAGCCGTTTTTTTCATAAAGATACATTTTAGGAGGAATTTTTATTATGACTGAAAAGAACACAAACGTTAAGAACAACCAAGTACAACCTGCAACTGTAGACCGTTTAAGCGCTCATGAAGATTGGACATTTACTGATGCTAATGGTTATGAATGGAAGTATCGTTTCCAATTCCCAGGGCTTAAGAAGGCCTATGAAATGCTAGATAATGCAACAATGGCAAATGGTCAAATTGCAAAGTCAATCTTATTCGATGAATACCTTCAAAACATTGTGGTTAGTGAAAAGTTAACATCACTTGATGACTTGATTGATCGTCCTGGTGTGAACGAATTATTTGATGCGATGGACTCCTTTCTTGGTGGCTTACTCTAAACCAGCTAATCAAGCGGAAATCATCAATGAAGTCAATGAGAATGACGCTTTTTGGTTCCCGGTAATTGCTGGAGTGGCTACTCGTGAAGAAATGGAGAGAGCCACTATGAAAGAGGTGCAAATATTAAATGAAGTTGCAAGCCGAAAGCTAGAATTGATGGGAGGAGTTGGGATAGAGGATGAGTAATGAAACCACAATCCGGGCGAATGTTAAGGTTAGTGGACTTTCAGAACTTGAGAGAGCCAATAGCTTAATCAAGGAAATTAATCAATCTCTATCAAGCTTAGGCCGGAGTGGTGGAAACAATGGTTTAAGCGGTTTATCCTCTAGCATTAATAAAGCTAAGGTAGAAGCAAAAGAATTAAAGGCGGCTATTAAACAAGCCGATGATATTAATTTAAGCAAAGTTGGTAATACTGCTGCTGAGGGACTAACTAAGGCAGAGAATAAAGCCAATCAGCTTAAAGCAAAATTAGAACAAGCCAATAACGTTAATCTTAATAAGACTGGAAATTCTGCATCAGAAGGACTTTCCAAAGCAGAAAATAAAGCTAGTCAACTTAAGTCTAAGCTTGAGCAAGCTGATAACGTTAGTCTTAGCAAAGTTGGAAATAGTGCTGTAGAAGGACTATCTAAGGCAGAAGCTAAGGCTAGTCAGTTAAAAAGCAAGCTAGAACAAGTAAATAGCGTTAATGGTAGTATGGTCGGACAGAAAATTAGTGAAGGCCTTAGTCGTGCAGAAAGTAAGGCTAATCAGTTTCAAAGTTCTGTTCGCCGGTCCGTTTCTGCTGAGCGAGAATTGGCAAGTGCAGCTCATTCTGTAGCTCAGGCAGAACAACAGAGTGCAAGTGCAGCCCAACGAGGAGCACAAGCACGACAACAAGCGGCTCAATCTGCTAGACAAAATGCTCAAGCAGAACGCCAAATGGCAGCAATTAGTGCTTCTTCTCCTGAAAAAAAGGAAGGTAAAGTACGAGGAGCTGTTAGAGATGTTGTTGGTATGTATACTCTTGGTAATCTTGCTGCTAATGGGATTATGGCAGCAGGTGAAGGAGTTAAAGGACTTTTTGGGTCTGGTTTAAGTTACATTAGTCAACAACAGGCCTCGCAAGTTTCATGGGCTTCTAATGCAAGGTCAGTTAGTGATCTTCTTGGACGAAGTATGACCAATGCACAAGCTACCCGTTTTTCTAAGGGAATGGTTCGTGATATTCAGAACTTGGCTACATCAGCCGGTAATGATTACGGGCAAGTTTCAGATGCAGCATTGGCCTTTTATGCAACAGGTGGTGGTGTTTCAACCGCCGGTAATAACAAGAAAACGTTACAACTTACTAAAGACATGCTTAACCTGCAAGATGCCGGTGGTATGAATGATGAAGAAATGGGACGTTTCATCGCTTCTGTTGCTAAGACTTTAGACCAAGATAAAATGGATACAGACCGATTAAATCAATTAAAGTCTTTTAACCCTAACGTTGATGAATTTCTTAATCGTGCATATAAAAAGCGAACAGGTAAAGATGCAACTAAGCCCCAAGATTACAAAGGGGATGACTTAGTTGAAGCTATCCATATGATGGGTATGGCTCCTGGTGTTTCAGATGCTTCTAAGAAAATGAATCAAAGCTTGGCTGGGGTACAACGTGCTGTAAAGAACGGTATGGTCCGTATGACAGCAGGCTTTGAAGAGCGTTTAGGAAAAGGTCTTAATAAAGCCTTTGGTGGAGATGGGAAACTATTCTCACGAATTACTGATTGGTTTAATAATCCGAAGAAAACAGAAGGATTCACTAATAAAGTAGCTGATGGTACAACTGGTGTTATTTCTGCTGTTGGTAAAGGCGGACGTGAAGCAATTGATTTAGCTAAGAAGTTATCCGATGTAGCTAAGCCGATTGCTGGCGGGTTCTCAACTGGATTTATTGATCAAGTCAAGGCGTTTAAAAATGGATTATCCACTGCTTATAATGGCTTAAAGAGTACCGCCTCTAAGTTAAGTGATGCTATTCCTAAGGGAGCAAAAGGTAAATTTTCAACTATTGGAAATGAGCTGGGTAATGCTACTGGAAAAGTTACTGCTTTCTTAGTTGCCATTCGTGGCCTATCTAAATTACCAGGTATTGGTCAAGGCATTACTAAGGCAATGCAACCATTGTTAAAGTTTGCTTCAAAGTTACCAGTAGTTGGTAAAGGGTTAAGTGGTCTTATTTCTAAGATTACTGGTATTAAAAAGCTTGATGAAGCTAAGAATATGAGCGCTGCTGGTAAAATGCAGAATGCCGCTAACACTATGATG